CGCCGACGCCGACGGGCTGCGCATCCGCTTCCGGCCTCAGCTGCTGTTCGATCCCGCCAGCACGACGCTCAGCCCGCGAGGCCTGGGCGTCCTGGATCGCCTCGCGCCGCTTCTGGCCCGGATCGACTTCCCGACGACGCGGGAATATATCGCGACGGTCGAAGCGAAGCTCTCGGAGTACCGCCAGCGCGCCTACAAGCCGCGGTGGCAGGCGCTGTGGGCGGGGGCCGAGGTCGACGTCGAGGACCTGGCGGCGAAGGCGGGATGCCGGGTGGCGCTGGCCGCCCAGTGCCTGGAGCGAGCCATCGGGGCGCAGCTCGTCTACCCCGACGGCACCACAAGCCGCAAGGCTGGCATCCTGACCGAAGCCAGGATGGCCAAGGAACTGCCGAAGGCCACAAAGCCCGCCGCCGGCAAGGAGAGAGACGCCTCGGGGGCCGGGGACGCCGGCCGGTCAGCCCCGGCCGCCGCCGGCAGGAGGGGGTAGGTGGGCGAGGAGCAACAGGCGCTCATTGAGCGGGCCCGAGCAATGAAGGCGGAGGGCTTGTCCGTCCGGGAGATTGCGGTGGCCCTGGGGATCACCCCAGCGTCGGCCTGGCGGTGGACCAAGGGGGCGGAGGCCCCAAAAAAGGGATCTCGAAGTGCGGGCACCGCCGCTGCACAAGTGCAGACTGGCAGGCCGAAGTCGGGAAACGCGACACGCGACACGCGACGCGCGACAGAACCTGTCGCGTCGCGCGTCGCGTCGCGCCACCTTGATGCGTCCCGACTCCTCGGATCTCTGCAGGGCGCCCTCGCTCGGGAGGCTGCCCAACTCCACGAGAACCCGGACGTCGCCGACCCCGGGCGGATCCCCCTTCGGCTGCTCCACCTGGTGAGCATGGCCCTCGACCGCCTGGAGGCTGACCTGTCGTCGGCCAACTCCCACCAGCTCGCAGGCATCGTGAAGATCGGCCTGGAGCAGTACCAGACTTGGAAGGGGAGGATGGCTGGTCAGACCCAGGGCCAGGAGGCTCCTGTAGCTCACGGCGAGGGCGAACCGGTAGCCGACCAGCCAGCCGCGCCCGCAGCCTCCGTGGGCGATGACCGGGTGGAGCGGATCAAGGCCCGAGCCGCCAGGCTTGGCCTCACCCTCGTGGAGACACCATCGGATGCGGTCTCTGCCCGGGGGGAGTAACGTCTTGGTCCGGCCGTGCCAGCTTTCGGATGATGCTCTCGTCGCCCGGGAGGAAGACCTCGCGGCCATCGAACGGGAGCTCGATGAACTCGAACGTGAGGAGCGGCGGCGCCGTGGGCGGGCTGACCCCGCCTGGTGGCTACGCTACTACCTGCCCTCCAGTTTTCCGACTCGCTACGGGCAGCACCACCTCGACATCATCGCCGACTTCAAGGCCATGGTCGACGCTGTGGCCACGCTCCCTGCCTCCGACTGGACCCTGCCCGACGACTGGTGGGACATCGACACCTCGGCGGCCAACGACGACGAGCAGTACTCTGAGGCCGAGTGGGAGGAAATCCTGGGGCGGGGGGAGGTGGAAGGTGTCCCCCGGTCCGCCGCGTACGCCTGCCCCCGGGGACACGGGAAGAGCACCCTGTTCGAGGGCCTGCTGCTCTGGGCGATATGCGAAGAGCTGTTCCGGTTCGGGTTCATCGTTTCGAAGGTCCTCGACCAGTCGAAGCTGCGGCTGGACAAGGTTAAGACCGAGCTCGAGGACAACGAGCGCATCCGGGCCGACTACGGAGACCTCGTCGGCACCCGGAAGTGGACCGAAACCGACATCGTAACGTCCACGGGCGTCCGGCTCCGGGCATACGGAACCCTCAGCAAGATCCGGGGCGTCAAGCACGGGGCGTTCCGCCCTGACCTGATCCTGGTTGACGACGGCGAGGAGGACGAGCACGTCCGCACCGAACCGCAGAGGCAGAAGACCCGGGACTGGTTCACCCGGGCGCTCATTCCGACCATGGAGCCGGACCGGGGCATCCTCATCGTCAACGGCACCATCCTCCACTACGACAGCCTGTTGGCCCGGCTGGTCGGGGATGACCACTTCGCCGGTTGGCGAAAGCGACGGTACAGGGCGCTGAGCACTTTGCCAGACGGGCGACTGGCGGCTCTTTGGCCCTCCAAGTGGCCGGTTCCGAGGCTGCTCGCCCTGAAGAATCCGAAGTCATCGAAGTGCATCGGTACTGTGGCCTTCAACTGCGAGTACCAGAACGATCCAATTTCCGACGAAACTGCACTATTCCAACTGTCCTGGTTGCTGGCCTGTAAAGACAAAGGACGACCATTCGTCGAGTCCTACGAGGACATCGTCAGGCTCTTCGGCGGCCTGGCCCCCATCTGCGTCGTCACCGGCTGGGACTACGGTTGGGTGGACTCGAAGGAGGACGCGGAGGCCCGAGACTCGAACTACACCGCGAACATCGCAATCGCCGTTCATCCGGTCACACGCCGGCGCTACCTGGTCACGCTCTTCCGGGACCGCGGGTTGCCCCCGTCGCAGATCAAGAAGCGCATGAAGACGGAGGCGGCCATCATCCGGCCCCCAGCCGAGTCAGGGGTCATCTTCCGGGTTGGGGTCGAGAACGTCGGCCTCCAGAAGCAGCTCTACGAGGTGGGCGTTCAGCAAGAAACCGACTTGCCCGTAGTGGGGGTGACGACCGGGAAGGAGAAGGCGGACATCTACCGGGGGGTGCCTGGGCTGTCCGCCCTGGCGGAGGGAGGCCAGATCCGGTTCCCCTGGCCCACCGACGACACCCCCGACGCAAAGCGCCAGCGGGAGGTGGTCCAGGCCCTCATCAACGAGCTGTACGGGCTGGGCAGCGAGGCGCACAACGACCTCGTCATGGCCCTTTGGTTCTGCGAGATACTGATAAGCCGTATCCTGAGGAACATGGACGCGAAGGCTCGCCGGGCAGGGCTCCGCCCGGGTGTCCTCGCCACCATCACGGGCGGATCCGTTCCACCCGACAGCGAGGCTGCAGATGGCACGGACGACCAAGGGAGCGAGGCAGAGCGGAGGGACGGCGGGCAGGCAGCGCCCAACGAGCAAGGCGGCAGTGGGGGACCCGATGGCCCTGCAGAGCCCCGCCCCGGTCGGCTCCGGCCAGTCCTCACGCGGGCACTCCTCCGGCCCGTCCGGTAATGGCATCCAGTTCGCCTCGCTGAAGGCCACATCCATCGGGGTCGGACTGGAGCGCAACCCCGTCTTCGTCCCGTTCTCGGATCGCCTGCCCGATGACCCCTTCTCGATGCTGGGGCTCTACGACCGCGGCCAGAAGAGGGAGGCCGGTACCTATGCCCTTCCCGCGCCCGTGGCCCTCGATGACCTGGCCGAGTTGTTCGGCGCGTCCTGCATCCTCCCCCAGTGCGCCGACGCAGTGGCGGTCAACGTGGAGGGGCAGGGGTACGACCTGGTGCCCGTGCGCAAGGTCAAGCCGGACACTCCCGCAGAGATCCGTAAGGCGATGGCCGTCGAAAAGCGCCGGCTACGCCAGTTCCTGCGGTCGGCGTGCGGCCCCCTTTCCTGGCGGGAGACATGGACGCGAGCCCGGCTCGACAAGGAGTCAACGGGCTGGCGGGGTGTCCAGGTCCTCCGGCTGCCGCCGAAGGACTGGCAGGCCATGAAGCCCGCGTCCGAGCTTTCGGCCACCGAGCTGGCGGAGAGGGAGAGGGCCTGGGCCACCGTCGACCCGCTCGGGGAGATCACCGGCCTCGAGCACATCGAGTCCAACACGCTCCGGTGGTGCCAGGCGAGCGAGCCGATCCTGACCACCGACTGGGTGTACGAAGAGGACGAGGAGCCGGATCTCGACGAGGATCCTTCGACGCCCCGGTACGTCCCACAGAGGGCCTGGCGGAGGTTCCGTCTGCTCGCCCACGCCCGAAGCGGGGCCTTCAGCCGGCTGAAGAGCAAGAGCTTGGGCGTCTCCGCCGTCGAGCCTGCCACCGGCCTGACGGGCTGGAACGTGGTGTATTTCCGGGAGTTCGGCGACCCGCGCATCATCGACAGCCGCGATGGGAGGGTCATCGGCAACTACCTCACGGGCGAGTTCCCCGATCAGACCGAGCTTGACCCCGAGACCCGCGAGCCGAAGTACGCCCCCAGGTGGTGGGCCAACGAGCTCATCATCGACAAGACCTACTTCTCCCTCTGGCAGCCCTACGGGCGCCCCTGGTGGTTCGGTGTGGCTGAGACGGACATGGGGCTCACGAGCGCTGCCGAAGCCAACCGCCACGGCATCGAGGACCCGACCATCCCACGGGTGATCATCGGGGCGGAGGGAACGGACACCGCCTACGGCGACATCGAGCGCCTCGACGACAAGGCCCGCAAGGAGCGGAGCGGGGACACGGGCGCCCACTTCCGCATGATGCTGTTCGAGACGAAGCCGACCGTCATCGGCGACGAGCTGTCCGGCGAGGCCAAGGGCGTACGGCCCGGCCTCACGGTCCACCAGATCAGCAACCTCCCCGATGACGGGCTCTTCGTGGAGTTCGACGAGCAGGGGCGGAAGAAGGTGCGCTCGGCACGCGGTCTGAGTTCCATGTCGGTCGGGCTCTCGGAGGATTTCTCCTTTGCCTCCGCCCAGGCCTCGATGCAGGTCGAGAACCAGCGGGTGTTCGATCCGGAGCGGGAGGCTTTCGAAGACCTCATCAACGGGACCATCCTGACCTCGCTGAGGGCGTTGTGGTGGCGATACCAGAGTCGCCGGACTCGGATCATCGCCCCCGAGGAGCGCACCAGGGCCATCGAGGTGGCGGAGGAGGGCGGCGCCCTCACCCCAAACAAGCACCGCGAGCTGCTCTCCGACACCTTGGGCACGGAGATTGAGCCCATCTCCGAGGACTGGGGGGACCGCCCCTTCGCCGTCGTCCTCGCAGAGAGCCAGGCCGCCAACAGTGGCTTCGGCCTGGGCAACGGAGGCGGAGGGGGCGGCGAACAGGGCGGGCCGGGCGGCGCAAGCGGCGCCGCCGAGGGGGGGGCTGCCAAGCCCGAGCGACCGCAGCGGCCGGCCACCGACGAAGGGGACACCCCCGGAGACAGCGAGGGGGCTGGGGCGGAGAAGCGGGCGACCAAGGCCGCGGGCCAGGACATCTCCGACGCCGACCTAACCGCACTCCTCCAGGGCCTCCGTCATCGTCTGGCCCGGAAGGCAGGGCTCCTGCCGTGACTCCCGCCGCCGCACGCAAGGCGCTCGCCCTGGTGGACGACTGCCTGTTCCTGGTTCGCCACGGGGGCGCTGTTCGGCAAGCCCTGAAGGACGACGATGACGACGAGGCCCGCGCCCTGTCCATCGAGAAGCAACTCCGTGGGGCGCTCGGAGAGGAGTGGGATGGGCGGGCCCGCACGGCCGTCGTGGACGCCGTCGCCGCCCTTCCCAAGGAAGGGTCGGTGGATGCTGAGTTCGTGCTGCGGCAACTCCGCGGGCACTTCGACGGGATGGAGGACACCCTCCGCCCGATCATCGACCGTCAGCTCCGGGCGGCCTACTCGCTCGGACGTGACCGCATGGCTGACCACGCCGGCATCGGAGTGGACTGGACCCTCGTCGACCGGTACGCCCAAGGGTGGCTCGCCAACGACACCGCCTACTGGGTAGGTCAACAGGCTGACGAGATCGTCGGCAAGACCGTTGCCGACACGATTCGAGAAGTCGTGGTCGAGCAAGGCCTGAGCCGCGGCGAGGTGGCTAGGGTCCTGGCGGAGCGGCTGGAGCCCCTCGTCGTCGGGAGCCGGCCGATGTCCTACTGGGAGACGGTGGCCTCGGCGGGAGTGGTCCGGGGGCGCAGCTTCGGGGTGGTGGAGACCTTCGTCGAGGCCGGGGTGACGCTGTACGAGATCGTGAACCCCATGGACGAGGCGACCTCCGAGATCTGCCAGTACCTCAACGGCCAGACGTTCGAGGTGGCCGCGGCGGTCGGGCAGCGGGACTCGGTGCTCCTGGCGAGCGATCCACAAGAGGTCAAGAAGCTCGCCCCCTGGCTGCCGGCCCCCAACATCGTGGGCAAGTCCGTCGAGGACCTGCGGGCGGCTGGCATCGCCCTCCCCCCCTACCACGGCAACTGCCGTAGCACGGTTGTGATCGCAGCCGTCAAGGCCGTTCTCCTCGGCATCAAGGCGGCCGTCCCCGTCACCACGCAGAAGATCCGGCAGCTCGCTGCCCGGGCGATGAACAGCGACGAGTTGCATGCCTTCCTTGAGCGCCCCCCCCTGGCCGCGGATGCCCGGCCGTCGAAGAGAGCCGTCCGCGCCGCTGAACGCAAGATCGTCAGCGCCGAGTTGCAGCGACGGGGCGAATCGGTAGCCGCGTAGCGGCACGGAACTCCTTTGCCCGTGCCACTCATCCGCCCCTACCCTGAGGGCACGATGGGAGGCACCGAACAGCACACCGCGCAGAAGTCCTCGGGGGTGTTCACCGCCCTGAAGTTCGACGAGGAGCGCCGAGAAGCGACGGGGGTTCTGGCGAAGGCCTTCGACGGATCGGGGGCCAGCCTGGACACGGACGGCGAGGCCATGAAGGCGGTCGACGTGTTCAAGCTGGCCCGGAGCTACATGCTCACTGGGAAGACCGCCGGGCACGACGACAGCCACAGCAAGGTTCCGGGCAACCGAACCCTGGTGGAGATGTTCGTCAACGACGACCGCATCGCCTCCCCGTTGTACCCCCCCGGTGCGGCCGTCTGCACCATGAAGTACCACGACGACGCTGACTGGCAGGCCGTGAAGGCGGGCCAGCGGAACGGCTTCTCCTTCGATGCTGCCGTGGTCCCGGTGATCGAAGAGGTCGAGGTGCTCGTCCCGGCCGAGGAGGTCAGGGCAGCATGAAGACCATCGAGTTCAACCCCGGTCCCGACCACGTGATCGAGGAGGTCATCGGCCCCGACGGACAGAAGCTGTGCCGGGTCAAGCGCAAGGTCGCTTTCCTGACGGAGCCGGCCGGCAACTTTGTCTCCACGGTGGCGGCGCCCGCGAACGGAGCCCCGTTCGCAGCCATCAAGGCAGAGGGGGCGGTTCCGGCTGAGCCCCCAGCATCCGAGACGGACAACGCAGCGGAGGAGCCCATGGGCGGCGTCAAGACCGAGCTGACCGAGGCCGAGAAGGCGAGCCTGTGGGACCGTTTCGTTGGGTCACTCAAGGGCATTTTCGCACCCGCCGACGCCAACAAGTCCGTCCCCACGGTCACCATCGACCAGCAGCTCGCCCGGGACAAGTTCCGGGAGGATTGGCGCAAGCTCAAGTGGGCGTTCGACGACGTGACCTGGGACCTCCTGTGGAACGAGGAGGTCGAGGGCGATCGGGGTGCGCTGCTCAACCAGGCCTGCGACGACTTCTGCACGAAAGCGAAGGCCCTGCTGGCGCTTCGGCCCCTGATGGCCCTCAAGGCGGAGAAGGCAGCGGACGGCAAGGTCATCGACATCCCCGACCCAGAGTACGCGGCGATGACGAAGGCAGCGAAGGACGTCGCAGAGAAGGCGGGGAAGGTCATCTCCAGCGCCAACATGGCGCACCTGCAGGCCATGCAGGAGGCCCTGGGGGCAATCCTGGCGGCGGCGGCCCCCCCGGCCGCGGCGCCGGAGGCGACCACCGACGAGGCCGCAGGCAAGGGCGCGGCTCCGGCCACCCCTCCCGCCCCGGGAGCCACCGAGGGCGATTCGACGACCGACGCAACCGGCGCAGCCAAGAGCGCCGCGGATCAGGAGCAGGCCATGGACGCCGAGAAGACGAAGAAGCTGCAGGACCTGGTGGCGGCTGCCAAGGCGGCCACGACCCCCGAGGAGCGGGCGGCGAAGATGGCCGAACTCGAGGAGGCCATCAAGGGCAAGGAGCCCACGCTCGCCGAGCAGGTCCAGGCGGCCGTCAAGGCCGAGATGGACTGCCTGAAGGGCGATCTGGCCAACGTCCTCAAGGCCATCGCCGGCATGGACGAGCCCGGCGACCCCGGCCCGGAGGACCAGGCCCTGGCCCGCCGGCTGGCCGGCGCCCCGACCCCGGACGACGCGGCCCGGAACCCCGGGCTCCAGGAGAAGGGCCCCGCCGGCAACGGGCTCGGGACCGGGCCCGCCCACCCCGGCAATCCGGCCGTCCCGGTCGGGCTGCCCTCCACCAAGAGCGCGGGCGAGCAGGCCCTCGCCGCCGAGCTGGCCGCGCTGAAGACGCGCCTGGCGGCCGTCGAGGGAGCCCGGCCGGCGGGCCTGGCCCTCCCGGCCGAGAAGACCGCCCCGGGTGGCACCGGCGGCGGGTGGAGCGCGGGGACCGGGCTCTTCGCCTAGAACCTGGCCTTCGGGCCTGGCCATGACGGAACCAGCCGCTCGGCGCACCTGGCGGCGGAGGAGAAGAAGATGAGCACCCACTTCACGGAAATCCAGGCGTGGATGGCTCGCCGCCGGGCGGAGAAGGGCTCGGGCCCGACCACGGTCCAGAACTTCGGCACCGGCACCCTCATCAACGGGACGCGGTTCCGCGGCCTCCTGGATGACACCGTCAGCACGGCCAAGTGGTTCCGCCATGGCGTCCACATGGTCGAGGTGGACCCGGGGCAGCAGAACCTCCAGATCGAGAACTGGGAGGCCGTGCGGTGGCAGCACATCCCCGACGGCAGCGAGGGCGACCCCAACTTCGACGCCACCGTCGAGCCCGCGCTCCGCGAGGTCAGCATCGACACGAAGCACCACGTGCTGGAGATGCAGATCGGCAAGCGGGCCCAGCGCAAGGCGAAGGCCTGGCTGAACGCCGACCTCCAGCGCCAGCGTGAGCTCGGCTTCGCCACCGCCTTCGGCAACAACATGGCCCGCACCATGGTGCGGGGCGACACCACCTCGGCGGACCCTTCCCTCAACGCCTACAACGGCATCTACGTGAACGCCCAGGCGCAGGGCCGCACCCTGAACCTGGCCAGCAACGTGGGCGGTGTGATGGTCGCCCAGGCGTTCACCCCCGAGGTCTTCTGGGAGGCCCTCAAGCTCCTGCCCGAGGGGCTCCGGAGCCAGATGCTGCGGTGGTACGCCAACGACCTCCTGTGGATCGAGTGGGCCCGGTTCCTCTCGAACACCGACACCAACGAGCGCCTGCGAGACCAGATCGCCGAGGACGCCCTCATCAACGGCATCATCAAGGGGCCCATCAACCGGCCCGGCCTGTCCATCCCGGACTGGCCCGCCGATGACGGTCCGTCGGCCGACCCCACCGCCGTGGTGGACGACGGCGACGGCACCATGACCGTCCGGGTCGCCTCCATCCTTCCGGACGCCACCGACCACTCCGGCCGGCGGGTCCGGGTGACCCTCGATTCCACGGGGGCCTACGAGGACCTCCGCGTGACCCGGAGCGGCGGCCAGAACATCGTGGAGACCGCGGGGGCCCTGGGGCAGGCCGTCATCTCCGCCGTGGCCGCCGACTACACGGTGAAGGTCATCGACGAGACCTCCATCGTCCTGGCCAACCCGTTCGGGATCCTCGGCCTCATCGAGAACGAGGTGGAGGTCTACCGGACCTTCGACGAGCGGGGCCTCAACCACGGGACCATCGCCCACACCTGGACCGACCAGCGTCTGCTGCGGCCCGACGCGGTGGTCTTCGTCAACGGCATCTACCTGCCCCAGCGGGTGTAGCCGCCACGCCCCTAGCGGGCGGAGGTGAGGAGGAGGCCGCGACCTAACCGACGGCCCCCATAGGCCCGGCCATCCCGGCTGGCTGGAGGAAGGGACAATGATCCACCAATACACCTGCACCGGCTTCAAAAGCCTCCCAACTATGGGGCTCGACTGCCGCCCGGGCCAGAAGATCAACTGCGAGGCCGGCAGCGAGCGCGACCGGATCCTCCGGACCATGGTGGGCAAGGGCTTCACCGGTCCGGTCTACCTGCCCTCCGGTGCCGACAAGGCAGCGGAGGAGGCCGCCGCGAAGGCGGCCGCGCAGGAGCGTGCCCGCCAGGAAGGCCTCCTCGCCGAGGCACTGGAGACGAGCCGCGAGGCATCCGCCGGATTGCAGCGGCTCCAGAGCGAACTCGACGAGGCCCGAAACACCAACGACTCCCTGCGCCGCCGGCTGGCCGATGCTCTGGAGGAGAAGGGCGATTTGGCGGAGCGGGTGGAGGCCCTGGAGGCGGAGGCGGAGCAACTTCGGACGGAGCTCGGAGCCAAGGGGAAGACCTCCGTCGAGACCGTCGCCTCCCCGGCCCCCATCGCCGAGCCCCCGGTCGCGGCGGCCGAGGGAGGGGCCAAGGGACACGAGGACGTTGTCGCTGGTGGCAGCCGCCGGCGGCCTCGGAAGAAGGACGCGTAGGCGCCAGGCCTCGGACGGCCAGGCATGAGGGAGTGAGCCATGAGCTTCGATCATTATCACGGGCGCAAGGACTTCTTCGGAGCCATCGGCCGCTACAAGGTCGACGGGGTCATTCCCGGGGTGGCGACCACGCCGTCCGCGCAGGGCGCAGGCGCCGGAGGCCTGACGGTCGTCCGCGTCAACGAGACCGCGGGGCTCCTGCGGGTGCCGAAGGCGGTCTTCCAGGCCGACAAGCGGACCTGGATCGTGGACGACAAGGGGCCGGTCCTGGCCAGGGGCGCGCAGGTCGACACCGTCCTGGCGAACGCCAACGGCTGGGTCACGCTCAACCAGGAGCGCTACGCGGCCCTCATCGCCTACTACGACGTGGGCAACGACACCGTGGCCGTCACCCCCGTCGCCGGCGACGCGGCGGCCTTCGGAGCGGCCGCGTCCCCGACCACCGCCCAGATCGAGGCGGCCGTCGGCGGGAGCCACGTCCCCTGGATGATGGTCTACCGCGTGCGCGTCCGCCGGACCGGTGACGTCGTGCTGGCCCTCCAGTACGAGTTCGACAAGCGCCCGATGGGCATCCAGCGGGCCGACGGGGAGCGCTTCTCCGCCGAACTGTAGGCGCACCCATGGGGGGGGCGCCTTGGCCCGGCCAGTTGTGAGCCCTGAGCGGGCGAGAGCCCGGGAGGACGGTACCAATGGGAGACTCGACGAGCGAAAGGCGGCTCGCCCTCTATCAGCAACTGGAGCTCGAGGTCCAGCGGCAGATCCGGAACCGCACCCACAGCGGCGACGACCTCCTCTCCGGCGCCGGCGAGCGGCTGCAGGCCCCCGACACGAACAGCCTGGCCCAGACCTCGGCGGCCTTGGTGCCGGGGAAGCGGTACCTCTTCACCTACGACGACGGGGTGGGCGGGGCGGTGCCCGGCAACCCTTGCTACGTGGTGTTCGACAACGCGGCGGCTCCGGTGGGGGCGACCAACGCGGGCCTGCTCATCTACCACGGGGAGCGGAGGTACTTCCGCATTCCCGAGTCGGGGGACAACGCCGTCTCGGTCCTCTTCCCCGACACCGCGTCGTTCGCCACGCTCATCCGCTCGGACGAGCGCTCGGAGAGCTAACCCCCAGACCGGAGGTAGGCCATGCGCCCATCCCGGCCTGGGCGAGGCCTTCGACCTGACGCGGGTGACTCCGCTGTCCAGACACAGCCTACGGCATCCCCGGGGCGGGGTTCATCTGGCCCCCGTGTCGTCTGGCTCGTCCCCTACTGGGATGGGCTCGACGGCATGGTTCGTGCCACGGAGGACCTCTCGGCGTATCTGCGACTCCGGGGCGTTCGGTCAGAGGTATGGAGCCTGCGGGAGCCCCGGCGCCCGGGGGCGCTCCACGTACCCGCGGGGCAGTATCCTGTCGACGACGACCCGCCCTGCCTGGCCATCGCCACGATGTCTGCCATCGTCCCCTGGCTGAACCATCAGGAGCGCACTCGGCGTCGCGTCCGGACAGCCGTCTTTCTGCATGGGCGATCGAGCTGGGAGCCCGTCCATGGCGTTGACCTGGTGAACCGGGTCGATACCTGGTTCGTTCCCTCCCAGACCTACCCCTGGAGCGAGGTCGCCGGCTGGCCCCCGCCCGGGCGGGTCGTGGTGTGCCAGCCAGGGTTCGACCCTGCGCTGTATGGCGGCCCTGGTTGGCCAGCGGGAGACGGGGGCGTACTGGCCTTCAATCCCGTGTTCACCAAGGGCGGGCTCACCCTCTTGCAGCTTGCCCGGCGTCTCCCTGAGGTTCCGTTCCGACTGGTTCGGGGGCGGGCCAACCCATACCCCGGGCTCACGGACTGCCGAAACGTCGAAATCCTCCCTCCCCAGGAGGATGTGCGGCCGCTTCTGAGGAGCGCCCGGGCCCTTCTCCTGGCTTCCCGCGGCGAGACGTTCGGGCGGATCCTGGTGGAGGCCCAGGCCGCCGGTCTTCCCGTGGTGGCCTCCGACCTCCCGGTCTTGCGGGCCACGGCCGGCGACGCTGCCCTGTGGTGCCCCGTGGACGACGTGGATGCGTGGTCTGGAGCAGTGAGTCGCCTTCTCAGCGACGAGGAGATGAGGGCGGCTCTTGTGCGCGCGGGACGGGACAACGTGCTGAGGTTCCGGCCGGACGACGACTTCGCCGGCCTGCTCGAACTGGTGGGGGGCCGGCGTTCCTCGGGCGGGAGTCGGGTTGCCACCTCAGCCCCGCCCGCCCAGGAGTCGCCGGCACCCCCCTCCTTCGACCCGGGGGAGCATGTCGGCGCTGCGGCGCCGAGCCCGGACGCCCCGCCCCTCGCCCTGTCCCCGGAGGCGGCGAGGCACGCCTTTCCCGAGTCGTGGTCGCAGGGGTCGAGGCTCCACGTCGGCTGCGGCGGGAAGCTCCTCCCCGGGTGGCTCAACACCGACGGCAAGGCGGGAGTCGGGCCGGACGGGGTGGTGGACGTGAGCGCCACGCCCCTGCCCCGGGGCCGCTTCGCTGCGGTCTACGCGTGCCACGTCCTCGAGCACGTGTGGTACCACGACACCCCGGTGGTCCTCCGGAAGCTGTGGGAGGCGTTGGCTCCGGGCGGCACCCTCCTCCTGTCGGTACCTGACCTCCGGCTTGCGGTGAGGTGGCCCGACACGGGGCGAGGGGATCCGAACTGCCCGCTCTACGGCGACCTCCGGCGGGGGGCACACGAGTTCGACCGGCACAAGCAGGTGTTCTGGCACGAGCGGCTCGAAAAGTTGCTGGGGGCCGCCGGGTTCGAAGACGTGCGACCCTGGACGCCCGGTGAGTACCCCGAGATCGCCGCGGCCGGCGACTGGGCCAGTCACGAGGAAATCTCCCTCAACCTCTGCGGCCGGCGTCCCGCGGTGAGGGTGGCGGCTCCTCCGGAGATCGGAAGAGCGTCGTGTAGGGAAAGAGTGTAGATCTCGGTGGTC